CCTAATGACGGTATACTTGCTGACAATGGTTGTTTTGTCTCTGCTTTTACAGGCACTGGCAATGTAATGACCCTGCTCATAGAGTAGATCGTTATGGCTTCAAAGGGTGAGATGCCGAAGCGTAACAAAAAGAATTTCCGCTCCACCAAGTCTGGGGCGGGGATGACAAAGGCGGGTGTCGCTGCTTACAGACGTAAAAATCCCGGTTCTAAGTTAAAAACTGCTGTTACGGGCAAGGTTAAAAAAGGCAGTAAAGATGCCAAGCGGCGTAAGTCGTTCTGCGCCCGTTCTGCTGGACAGATGAAACAATTCCCCAAAGCAGCAAAAAACCCTAATAGCCGTCTAAGACAGGCTAGAAGACGCTGGAAGTGTTAGGATAGATTATGAAAAACGAAGATGCAGTTACAAAGTATAAACGGGAAGAGAAAAAGCTATTAGCAGACTCTAAAGCGTTTCAAAAAAACAAAAATAAAAAACGCAAGACTGACCCTTCTAACTTAGATAGACCATCTATGATGAATAAAGGTGGTATCCTTAAAATGCGTCACGGTGGCAAAATAGATGGTCTCGCTGTACGAGGCAAAACTAAGGGGCGATATGTCTAAAGCAAAGCCTACAAATGCAGCATTGTGGTCTAAGGCCAAGTCCGCAGCCCGAAGTAAGTTTAAGGTTTATCCTTCCGCTTATGCAAATGCTTGGGCTTCTAAATGGTATAAATCCAAGGGCGGCGGTTGGTCAGGCGGCAACAACAAGGTAGCTAAACGTGGCAAAAGCACCAAAAAAGGGTAAAGGCGGTCTTGGCAAATGGTTCGGTGAAGAGTGGACCGATGTTAAGACGGGTAAAGCCTGCGGACGTAAATCTGCTAAAGGTAAGTCCAAGCGTCCCTACCCTGCCTGTCGCCCTAAGAAAGTGGCATCTAAGATAACTAAGTCCGAGGCCACAAAGAAAACTGGGCCTAAACGTGTAAAATGGTCTACTACTGCTAGTGGTAAGAAGAGGACTAAATAATGGCTACAGTCGTACCTGACCTACCTGAGTTGTTTGAAGAAGCCTTTGAACGGGCTGGCCTGCAGATGCAATCTGGGTATGACCTACGCACTATCCGCCGTAGTCTTAATATTTTAACCCTAGAGTGGCAGAACAGGGGTCTTAACCTGTTCACTATTGACTCTGGCACTGTCGATCTGACTGCAGGGCAGATAGATTATAGCATGCCTGTAGATACTATAGATATTATTGAGCATCAGCTACGTACTGGTACAGGTACAAATCAAATAGATACAGCTTTGCAGCGCGTGAGCGTGTCTACATATGCACAGCAGACTAACAAGAACACTGTAGGACGGCCCACGCAGATATATGTGCAGCGGCTACCTACAGAAGTAAAGTTCACACTGTGGCCCACACCGGATACTACACAGGCTTACAAACTACTGTATTTCCGCCTCAAGGGTATTGATGGGCTTGCGTCAGGTGTTGGGGGAGAAACAAACAGTATACCTCCACGGTTTGTACCTGCACTCGTATCAGGATTGGCGTTTCACGTAGCTATGAAGAAACCTGAAGCCGCAGCTAGAGCAGTACCTCTTAGAGAAGAGTATGAGTATCAATTTAAGTTAGCGGCATATGAGGACCAAGAACGTGCGTCTTCTATATTTGTACCGTTTCAAACCTTTCACGGTGGTATGAGATGAGCTACGCGTCTGGTAAACACGCATACGGTATATGTGACCGGACAGGGTTTAGATACCCATTAGAAGACCTTGTATATGAGTTTCAAGACGGGCACCGTACAGGGTTTCGCGTTGGCAAAGATGTAGTTGATCCAGACCAACCACAAAACTTCTTAGGACGTATCCGAGTAGTTGACCCTCAATCACTGCTTGACCCAAGACCTGATGCCTCTCCCGGACGCGGTTTATTTGGTTGGAACCCCGTAGGGCACCCCCTCGTACACCTGACAGGACAAGTAGGTAGTGTTACTTTAGACATTCCTGTACCAGAAAGCGATACTGTCACGGGCGTAGCAGCGTCTGGTTCTGTAGGTACTGTTAGTGTACTTGCGGGAGACGATATTGATGTTTCAGTTACAGGCATAGCAGGCACAGGCGCTTCAGGTGCCGCTACTATAACTACAAACATATTTGCGGTAACGGTAGCCAGCGGCACTAATCCATACGGCACAGGCAACAAGTTCTACATAGATGGCGTTGTTAGTCCGACAATTAGTATTGCAGAAGGTTCTACCTTCCGGTTCGATCAGTCTGCTTCTTCTAATAGTAGTCACCCATTGCGCTTTAGCACTACCGCCAACGGCACACACGGTGGTGGCTCTGAGTATACTACAGGCGTAACTACATCAGGAACGGCTGGACAGTCCGGTGCATATGTCCAGATAACTGTAGCTAACAGCGCACCAACCTTGTATTATTACTGCACAAACCACAGTGGAATGGGCGGTACGGCTAACACACCATAGGAGACTTGAACATGGCTATGAAGAAAAAAGGTGCCGCTAAAGGCGGTGTACGGAAGATGAAGTCAGGTGATAAAATAGAAAGCGAGCGAACAAAAGCTAGAAACGCTTCGATTGCTGCAATGGGAAAAATTAACAGCCCTTCTGCTAAAAAAAGACGTGCAGCAGAAGCGAAAGCTAACGCCGCTGTACTAGCAAAAAATGCTAGAAAAATAAAAACACAAAATATGTCTAAAGGTGTAGGGTCTGGTGATGATCGGTATACACAAGCAGACGATCAATATGAACGTATAGGGCGAGAAGGGTATGAGAAGCCGTCACGGTTTGGTGGTAGGCCCGAAAGAAAAGTAAACACTGGAAACATGCCCAAACTAAAAGCTGGCGGTAAAGTAGCCAAGAAGAAGGCTGGCGGTAAAGTAGCTAAGAAGAAGTCTGGTGGCGCTGTCACTAAAAAGATGGGCGGCGGCAAGATGATGAAGAAGGGCTACGCTAAAGGCGGTAAGCTAACAAAAAAGATGGGTAAAGGCGGCACTCTAGTACGCGGTACTGGCGCACAACGAAGCGGCAGAATGGCAAGAGGACCAATGGGATAATATGCCCTACCTACAAAGCAATATACCACACTTTAAGTGTTGGGTTCGTCGTGAGTATACGGTCAATCATGAGCGTTACCACGGCGAATTTCTACATGCTATGGTTATTGCTGTTACGACAATGCCCAACAGATGCCTGAGTTTTCAGATCATCTTTACGGGGTGTGAGGCGGACGATACAGACGATGAGAATGTGCATGGTGGGGCTATGTGGGCTAGGATGCCCATAACTGCCTTGGTAGCTGATGAACCGTTTGAAGAGTGGCCCGAGGGTATGGCAGTTCACGAAGCCCAGCCTTGGGACTGTCCTTCTCATACACATGCGGTATATACGCTTGACAGGGCGTCACCTTGTCCGTGGATGGCAAAGATTGCGGGGGAGTTCTTTCCTGCTAAGTACCTATTTACTGTAGACTATACCGACACAGATGTAGCAGATGACCCTGCACAGCATAAACAAGCGCATGTACTACAGCTATTAGATGCAGGTAAGTGGACAGGTAATATAGTGGCGTTACCCAACAACAGAGTACGGGTAACACATCCTGCGTGGTTTGAAACAGGTGAAGGCGCACCAGACTTTAAGCCATCACAACATATACATTATTCTAAATCTGATTTAGACTACACATTAGATGTAACGCAAATATTCGACAACTTATACAGCGAGGCCGAGTAATGAATTATACTGAGCTTACGCAAGCCATAAAAGATTATACAGAGAACACAGAGGCAACGTTTGTTTCTTTGATTCCTACGTTTGTTCAGCAAGCGGAGCAACGTATATTTCGTACTGTTACTATACCTGAAGTTAGGTCCAACAGTACGGGTACTCTTTTTCAAGGAAACCAATACCTAGAACGTCCTGCTGATTTCTTAGCGGTATTCTCTCTAGCAATTATTGACCCTACTACAGCGGTGTACACGTACTTGTTAGAAAAAGACGTTAACTTTATGCGCGAAGCATATCCTGTAGCTGCTACAGAAGGTGTACCTAAATATTATGGTCAGTTTGATGGTGACGCTATAACAGCGGCTACAGACGGACACTTTATTATAGGTCCAACGCCTAATGCTACATATACCGTAGAGTTACATTACTACTTTGAGCCTAAGTCTATTGTTACTACAAGCACGTCTTGGCTTGGTGAGAACGCTGACACTGTACTTCTTTATGGTTCCT